ACCGGTAGCAGTCGCACGGTAGATCTTCGTTCCGGTCGCACCGGTCGGTGCGGTGCCAATGACGAAGCTAACCGTCGAGGTTGAACCGGTCGTGATCTGGGAGATCTCATTGGATCCAACAGTCTGGCCCGTGGCGTTGGTGTAGGTCGCCTTGTAGTAGTACGTCGCCGCGGGCAGCGTGCCGCCCGTGGTCGCCGTAGTAGGCGTGGACAGAGCTGGGGCAGCAATGCCGGTGCCCGCAGCAGTAGCGACGACGTTCGCGGTGCCGTAGATCAGCGACTGGGTGACGGAGTTCAGGAACTCGGCAAGGTCCAGTTTGATCGTCACGTCATAACCCTTGGACGTGGCGGCGATGGTGTCGCCGCCCCAAGCGTTGATCGTGCCGGTGTTGCGCTTCTCAGACTTCACCACGCCGGCATCGGTAATGTACCCGACAGCCTTGAACGCAGGATCAAGAGTAGCCAACGGGTCAGTCGGGAGCGCAGTTCCACGGGGTGCGGTCAGCACGCCACCTGTGACAAGGGGCTTGCCAACCACGACATTAGTTATTGAGTTAGCCATGAGGCGAACCCCTTCCAAGGTGTTTTGCGGACCCTTGGTTTGTGGTTACGTGTTGATGACCGTGCCGCGTGCACGGACCTGAAAGCTCTGCGTGTACCGGGACTGGGCAGACAGAGGATCAGGTAGGTTAGCTGGGCCGCTGAACTCACGGACCCCGTAAATGGTTTCGTCCGCAGCGTTCAACAACGCACGGCAAAGGGACAATAGTTGAGATGCGCGGTACTCGGTCTGAGCCCATGCCTCGACAGTGATCTGGGCAGCTTCGGAAACCAGCGTTTCCTTTGGCCCGCCCGTACGGAGAACACGAATGAACTCAGGAACCCGCGGGTTGGGGATCCTGATACCAACCTGCATCCCCAAGGCCAACGCAGGACCGGGAACAACGGTCATGCCTGGAACAAAGTGAGGGCGCAAGTAGTTGCAGACGAGCGCTTCAACGTCCCGGAAGAGGACAGCCTCAGCCACGGCCAGCATCCAAGGCACTAGTGAGCGAACGGACGGTAGCCTCGGAATGCCGCGCCGCATAGTCGGCAGTGCCAACAGACACACGCGCGCGGGTAGGCGTCATGGAAGGCGTCACATCATAGGAACCTTCACCAGCAGCCCCGGCGATAGCCTGCGCCCGCCTAAGCAGATCGGCCTGCACTTCCGGGCCTTGAAGGATCCGGATGAACTCGGCGTCATTCATTTCCAGTTTCTCCAACATCAGCCGCTCCAATCCTTGAGAACCAGTTCGGTGAAATCCTGACGGCCAGAGTAAGAAACATGCATGGCAGGGTGCCCGTAGACCTCGTAGACGCGCCCGTTGTAGAGCACGCGGTCGAACTCGGTAACGTCCATCGCACCGGAACGGTAAACCGTCCACGCCACGAGGACGTTATCCCGACCGATCAGGTATTCCTGCGTGGTCCCCGGCTGCACATCACACCCGGCATAGACGGTTTGCGTGAGCGTGCCGGACCAGTCAGGAACCGAGTCCCCGTAAGGACTTGTAACCATCGGTGCGCGCTGCACCGTGATCGTGCTACGCCCTAGCGGCCTGCCCATCAGGCGAGCCTCGGGTTATGGAACCCGGCCAACACGACTTCCTCCATAGTGGAGAACCCGCTCGTTTCCAGGTTGTACTTCACCTGACGCTGCCCGGTGCGTTCCATATCAATGCCCACGGGGGTTGCGTAGAACCGTGACGCCACGGAGCAGCAAACACCGTTCAGCTCATCCGGGACCGTCGCGTAGCCGTGGTCATAGGTGACACGCCAAGACTCCGGATCCGTACCCCAGCAGATACCAGTCCAAGGCTTAGCAGCCACAACACCGGTACGCTTCGAGACTGTGTAATTGGCTGGCAGAACAGTTGTCCATGTCACGCCGCCGTCCGTGCTGGTCTCCACCAACGACACAGCAGTGACAGGCAACTGCTTCAGAAACACCATCTGACCATTCACCGGATCGGCGTACTCAACATCAGCCGCCTTGGCAGTGATGTCCTGATCGAGGTAGCGGCGGATCATGCCAGAAGCGACCTTGAGCAAATACGCAGCCGAAGGGTCGGCAGGGTCAAGGGCGAGCTGGGAGAAGTTATTCAGATCCGCGACAGTGGCAAGATCCGCCATGGTTACTCGACCTCAGCGACAGTTACCGGATCAACAGCAGCGGTCTCCGGCGCGCCAATGACCTTCGTCTCAACAACGAAAGCATCCTCACGCTTCTTGCCAGTGACCGCTTCGTAGTCTTCAACGTAATCGGTAGGCATAGTTTCTCTCCTAGAAAGATGGGGGTGGTGGGGCCCAGCGCGAGGCCAGCCCCACCAAAGCGGGTTACGCGGTCAGCGTGACCTTGCCGAAACCGGCAGGACGGTACACGGCAAGAGCCAGACGCTCTTCGGCCTTGAGAGTGATCAAGTCAGTCTCAAAGTCGTTGTTGTTCGAGTTGGTCATGTTGAGTTCGATACCCGAGTGGCGCCAAACCTGACCGGACTGCTTGAACCCGCCGACGAGGACAGTGCCCTGAGAAACAGCGGTCGTGGTGACAACCCTGTAGCCCCACAACTCAGCGACGTTGGAGTAACCGCCATTGCCGTAAGCGCCAGTGAAAGGACCGCCGCCGTAATACTGACCCTGCGAGTCCTTGCCAAGACGGATCGTCTGCCAGTCGGTCGGGTTGATCACAATCGCGTCAGGCTCAACAAAGGAGTTGGTGCGAAGGAAAGTGATCTGGTTGAAGATCGCTTCCATGATCTTCACGGCAGTCAACCCGGCAGAGGTAACCACGGCTGGGGCGAGGCCCGTGCGCTGGAGGATGCCCTGAAGCTGCGGGGCGGTGCCGGTGCCGCTAAGGAGCTGCTGCTCTTCCTTGCGCTGGATACCGAAGACCATGCGGTTTTCGAGGTAGGACTTGAACATCTCAGCGTCCTGGAACATCTCCGTGGTGAGCTTCGCGATGTTACCGATCTTCACCACGTTGTCCTGACGGCGAGCCAGGGTCAGGTCAAGCTGCGGGATTGCGCCCTTTTCAAGGACGGTTCCGGTGAGATCCTGGAACGCGGCCTCAATGGGGTACGTGACGGATGTCGAGGACGTGGTGCCCTGCGCGAGCAGGTCCGAGATGGTGAGCTGCTGGAACAGCAGCGGCACAATGTTGTTGATGATCTGCGGGGCAACCAACTGACCAGCAAGACCAGCACCACCCGAGTAAGCCGGGATGATACCTTCATCGATGGTCGCAGCAGCCTTGACCTCAACGGTCGCACCGTGAGCACCGGACAGCATGGACTTGTACGCGGCAGAGTCCAGAACCTGCTTCGCGAAGGAACGGTTCTCACCCTTCGGGGCGTCCTTCACCTCAGGCTCTTCAGCGCCACCAATCAGACGCGCGGCCTGCTCGTGCAGGGCAATCGTGTCAGAGTGGGCCTTCAAGTCTGCCTGGTACTGGTCGAGGCGGGTTTTCTTTTCCGCGTTGGTCAGGGTGTCGTCTGCGACAACAGCCTGCGCCTTAGTGCCAAGCTCTGCCATAGCGCGCTTGGCTTCGATAACTGCCGACATGGGGCAGTCTCCTTTCAAAAGTTTTCGGGCACAAAAAAACCGCCCACATGAGGGGGCGGTTCGGTTGGTTCCGGGAGTTTGGGTTAGATGAAAACTGCGGCTTGGATCCGGAGGGCTTGTTCTTCCAGTTCCTTGACCGTTACTGCATCAGAATCAGCATCAGCAACGGGGGCAACCTTCACGCCGGAAGCGGGGGCTGATTTCTCAGCGCCGGCCTCGGGGGTGTCAGAAGCGCCGGAAGCGGCAGCATCTTCATCAGGATCCTCAACGCCAAGCGCATCAAGGAGTTCATCCACAGCCGCATCAGCAGCCTGGACGAGAGCGATAGCCTGCTGAACTTCCGCAGGCAAACTTGTGATATCGACCGAAGCGAACAAATCGATTGCTTCGTCAATGGCGGCGTCCACACCCTGCGCAAGGGCGCCGGGGTCGGATGCGTCTTCCGTGTCGGCATCTTTCTTACTGAAGGACTTCATGCCGCAGTCAGCGCCAAGCCCAGCCGCGGCGTCGTGGATACCTTGGATCTTCTCAGCATCAGAGGCACTGTTACGCGCCCCAGCCTTCAAGCCCTTGGACGACAACACGAGCGCTTCACGGTTGGATGGGATAGCCACGAAAGCACCGTTCAGCAGCTCACGCACACTGACCGTGTTGCCGTCCTTCTGCGTCTTCTCAGACATGAACGCAACAGAAGTGGTCTTGATGTGGCCCTCATTCACGAGGGTCCGCACATCCTGCGCCTTCTGCAACGAAGAGTAAGTGCCCGAGACAACAAGGTTCCCGGTTTCCTCATCAATCCTCGGCACACCGGAACCGACTGTCTTCTCAACCGTCATCCCGTGATCCGTGTCGAACGTGATGTGCTCAGGCAGCGGAAGTTTCCACCCATCCTTGAGCAGCACATCCCCGTCGCGGTCCTTCGTCTGCGCTGACAGGATCACCTCAAACGAGCCAGGAAAGGCTTCATCCGTGTTGGTGATCGTGGCATCCTTTTTCACGATTGCCATGGCTAACCTTCCTTGCTGAATTGGAGGTCGCACGTGCAACCCGCTACTTCGTCCGCGCCACCCGAAAAGTCACCGGGGCCGTTCATGCCATTACTGAAGGGCTCATTCAAGCCCACGGTTTCGCCGTCCATCGCCGCATGAGAAGGGCGAGGATTAGCCGCAGTCGTCACCCACGTCTTAGTGCGCACGTCGTTCTGCTCGGCAGCGACAATCGACGCCAACCCAGCCAACGTACCCACCCGCGTATCACTGATCTGATCAGCACGGGAAGACAACGTGTCATCGAAGAAACCATCAACGTCAGGTTCCTCACCGTCTTGCCGATCGATGAGATCCTGCAACTGCTGGGCAGTCGTCGCGTTGATGTTCGACGCGGAGGTGACCGAATTCTTCTTCAACCAGTCCGCGAGCTGCGCCGGATCATACTTCCCACCCAGCACCTCAGCCACGTTCGCACCAATAGCCGAAGACGTTGCGATCGCAAGCGGCTCAAGGATCCCAGCCAACTCGTCATCCCACTCTTCAGGATCAAACTCGTCAACCGACTTACGCCCACGCACCGAAGCACCCTGCTTCGCGAAGAACTTCTTCAACTCAGCCGCATGCTGCTCAACCAAAGACTTCCGGATCTCAGACTTATTGCCCTTGACCCGTGCGAGTTTTCCCATCACGGCACGAACCGTGACCGCCTTCGCAGCATCAGCCTTATCCGCACCATCCGCACCCACAGCCTGAAGACCAGGATCCGGGGCCTGAGCCTCAGTAACAGCCACCTTCACAGGCGGCGTGCCCAACGGCACCAGCGCGGCGTTCGCGTAAATCTTGTCCATCTCAGGATTCGTTGACAGGGCCTCGCCAATGATCGCGCGCCCCTCATTGCCCGTGATCAGACCAGACTGACGGGCAGCCAAAGCCTTATCCACGCGGGTTTCGTAATCACCGCGGAGGACATCGGACATGTCAAACTCGAACTCACGCTCACCAGCCGCGAAAAACTCAGGCCGCAGCGAGAAGTCAACCGTCGATTCAATATCTTCCAGTCGCGGCGACATCGTATCCCGGTACATGGAACGCATCTGCTCCGTGATGTTGCTGAACGTGGCGTGGTCCAGGATGTGCACAACGGGCGGCGGCACGTCATAGACCATGCAGGCTTCCTGCATGTTCAGTTTCCGCGACTCGATGTACTGCATTTCCTCGGCGTTGAGCTGGATAACCTGCAAGTCCAGGCCCTCTTCAAGGACGTTCGTTCCACCCATGTTGTCAGCGCCCGCATGCCTAGCGTCAAAGGATGCACGCAACCGGTCAGTGGCTTGCTGGGACAGTTCGCCTGGGTGCTTCAACACCACTGACGGGCGGGCACCACGCTTCCACCAAGACTGGGTGGCACGCCGTGAAGCGTCCTCATTCAGCAGCGTTGTCCGCAACGGCTCCAAACGCGACATGCCCCGCATCAACGAGTCAGGGTTATACCGCCTGAACGCAACCACGTCAGTCTCAGGCGCCCGCAGGATCCCCGCAGACGCAACACCAAGAGTGAACACGTACTCGACGTTGCCGTCATTGTCACGGTGAACCATCGTCCGGGCAGGGTGCATCGGCAAGAGATTGACGGTGGGACCGGACTGAGTCTTGATCCCGAACGAATCAACCTTTTGATCACGGCGCTGCTTGTACCAGAACACTTCGCCGTACACTTCGTAAGTCGCGAACGTCCACCGGTAAAAGTTGAACGTGGACATCTCCGTACAAGGATTCGCCATGAGCTTCGAGAACCCTGAACTGGTGTCCTCTACACGGCCCGTACCCGGCGTGTTATCCCACACCTTGCCCTTCAACCGTGCGGCAGACGCCGCGATCTTATCCACCAACGTGGCAATCGACGGTTGCGCCTTATACAAAGCACCATACGTTGCCGTCACATTCGACAGCATCAAACCGTTCTGCGCGTAGAAATACCCGTTGCTCAGTGACGGGGTAGTCTCACCAAGTGCCTGCGCCGGGAAACCAAGGGCATTACCGTTCGAAACGATCACGGCCTACCCCCAGGATTCTGCATGTAAGCGACCTTGTCGCGGGGCAAATACAAATCACCGTCAACCTGAACGGTTTCCTTCTCACTGACCGCATACGCGCCAACCAGCTTCACGGAATTGTCATCCGCATCAGCCAACAAACCATCAAACGTCTCACCAGTAGTGAGAGTGACCACGAACCGCTCTAGATGGGCTGCACGCAGCAGTCTGTCCTTGCGATTCATGCCATCTCCTAGATAGTCAAAAGGTCTTCGTCTTCATACTTCGACCGCTTCTTCACCACAGTGGCGTGCACAAGGAACGCCCAAGCAGCACCAGTCACAGCAACCAAAGGGCTGATATCCACGGGCGACTTACCCCGGTCCCACAACCACGCATCACCAGCAGGCTTAGTCACAGCCACAGCAGCCGCCACATCCAACACAGGCTGCCCACGATGACGAATCAGGGGCTTATCACCCGGAGTGTCCGACGACTCATCCAAGCCGCGCACACGGTCATAAAACATGCCCGTACCACGCCCCAAATCCGAGCCGGCCCACGGGATCACATTCAAGCCAGGGATAGTCTCAAGCTCCGAGAGCAGCGACGAAGCCGGGGCGCCGTTCTGCTGAAGAGTCACACCAAACAAGTCCTCTTGCTTTACACGTTCCTCAAACCACGGCTTCACCCACGCAGTACCCGAACGGGACGCCACAACCTCCACATGCAACAGGCCATCCTCACGGAAACCAGCCACACCGATATGCGCCGTCGAACGATCCCATGACACGTCCACGCAGAACACGTACTTACCTTGAACGGCAGACGACTTGTCAGTTGCCGCTTCCCACGAACCCTCAGGGAACGGGCCGTCAGCAGTCGTATCCAACCACTGACACAAACACTCAGTACGGAAGATCCCCTCAGGGTCAGTACGCGCCGCCGAAGCAATAGCCTTCTCAGTCAGCGTGTAACCAAGCGACGGATTAGCCTCAGCCCATCCGTCGCGATCCCAAATCGAAACACCAGGACGAGCAGACCACTCAAAGATCCCCAGCGAATCGCCATCCTCAGCATCATCACCCTCAGGATCCGCGACGAGGCCGACATCATCGAGGCCGTCAGGATTACCAAGCGCCGTATGCGCGAGCTTGCGGAGGAAACGCAGAACGATCGACGCGGCGTCACCAGCGTTACTAGCCGCCCACACCTGCGCATAAAACCGCGCAAGCGTCGTCTTACTTACCGCACTCCATGAGTCCCAGTTCGTGTGCTCACGCAACTCATCCATCAGAACAAGGTCACCCGACAACCCGCGGCCACCCTTACGGTTCGCCGCAGCCACCTTGTAACGCTCACCAGACTCCAAGACGAGCGCCTTCTTACCGTTGTTCCGGTAAACGTGCTCAATCTCTTCTGCTAGTTCAGGGACACCCTCAGCTAGTTCGACGGCGCCTTGCCATTGCTCTTCTGCGATGTCGAGGTTCTGGGCTGTGCCGATGATCAGCTTCGCCGCATCGACGTACATGCGCCAGAGCGAAAGCACCTGCATTAGGGTGCTCTTTCCGTTCTGGCGTGCAACCAACAGAATCACCGTGCGGAACCGATACGAACCGTCATCCAAGATTTCGAGGGCGTGGATCAGCAACCACTTCTGCCACGGCAACAAGCCAATGCCAAGGATTTCCTCAGCAAACTGGATGCACTCAAAGCCTTTGGAAGTCTCGGGGGTTAGCTCGCGTAGCGGCGGCGTATATATGCGCGGAGTCTCAGAGCCATACCGTTTATCCCGTGCTTTCGGCGGCGTCATTCTTACCGCCTCTCAATGCACGTAGCGTCCCAAGCTTGCCCTTCACGTTCTCCACGACAGCCAAATCCTTACGACTCGTAGGGGTGCCGCCAATCTCACGCAGAGCACCTAGCAGGTGAGGCCCAAGATAAAGGCCCTTCACCGCGTCCTGACCGCCCAGGTCAACAGCTTCATCAATCGCTTCCGCGTAAGACAGAGCCAACCGCACCAAACCCTTGTCAGAGTCGGTCACCCAAGGCATATGAGCGATAGCATCCTTCACCGCACCCTGAAGAGAATCATCCGACATTGACTACCTCCAGGTTGTTGCTCTTACGCATATTGCAAGACAGGTGAGTGCACTGAGTGTTCTCAGGGATGTGGTCGCCGCCACGCGAGATAGGGATGATGTGGTCAATGCTCGGGCTGAAAGGAGCCGGGAACTTTTCCTCCCGCTCAACAGGCAACCCGCAAATCTGACACGTCCAATTGTCACGGGCAAAAACCCCGCGCTTATCGAACCGCTCATACTTGACGCCATACTGCAAAGCCCGGCGCTTGAAGTCACTACCACTGACAGCCCACTCCGCACCATTGCGGCGCTTGTCAGCCTTCCAATGCATCAAGCAGAAGCCCTTGGCCGTGTGCTTGCGAGTGCAGCCATCAACGGTGCAGTTAGGTTTTGCCGTCAGAGCTAGATGCTCATCCCAAGTTTTATGACGCCGGCGCCGCTTGATCTCTTCGTAGCCACTGGCCTTCTCGCGTTCATACTTCGCGCGCCTCTTGCAGAAGTCAGAACAGTAAAGCTTCCTACCCGCAGGCAGTGGCGCGACGCAAACAGGGCATGACAGAATAGACATATCAGCACTTCCTAAGAGTGTTGGTCACGCCCCTGGATTGTTGACGCAATCGCAGGGGCATTTCTTGTCGTCGCACTGTATACCGCGCGCGCGTGATGGGGGTGGGGTCGCTACAGAGCCGGAACACTACCCGGCGAAGTCG